ATTAGGAAACTGGCGACTGTAATTCCTGTTAGGTCTTCGGACTCTTTAGGCTCACCTGTATTGATAAATGATATGGATGACGCAGGATGGACTACTGAAATTACCAACCTAACAGACACAGATACCATGTCTTTTGGATTAAGGGAATTAGAACCAAAACAGCTTGCTAAAATGATAAAGGTAAGCATGAAATTGCTGCGCACTTCAGCTATACCGGTTGAGTCCTTAGTCATTAACCGGCTGGCTTATAAGTTTGCAGTAACGGAAGAAAAGGCGTTTTTAACCGGCGATGGCAATGGAAAACCGCTTGGTTTGTTTAAAGCAGATAGCAATGGAATAAGCACCAACAGGGACGTTGAGTCGCCCGACGAGATAACCGCCGACAGCCTAATTGAAGCAAAATATAAAATAAATATCCAACATCGCGGCAACGCTCAATGGATATTCCACAGGGACTTAGTTAAGGAAATAGCAAAACTGAAAGACAGCAACGACCAGTACTTGTGGAGACCAGGTTTGGCGTTGGGACAGCCTGATACGCTGCTTAACCTTCCTGTAAACGAGTCGGAATTTGTGCCTAACGACGTAGCAACAGGTAAATATGTAGGTATATTAGGCGACTTTAAATACTACTGGATAGCAGAATTAATGGGTATGGAAATTCAACGTTTAAGCGAACTGTTTGCACCTTCAAGCCAAGTAGGTTTTATAGGCCGCATGTGGGTAGATGGCGCACCTGTTTTGGAGTCGGCTTTTGCTAGAATAAAAATAGTTAAGGCTCCAACAACCTAAGGTTTGTGGTATAAATGAAAATAAAAATGCTTAAAACGTCCGCTGGACCGGATGGAATAAAAATATCAGGCGGTATATATGACGTACCAGATAAAGAAGCTAAAGAGCTTGCGGCACGTAAAGCCGCCGTGATAATTGAGCCTAAGAAAATTGAGTCCGCTTCAGCGGAACCTTTTGAAGCAGAAGTAATACCTAAACCTAAAAAGCGTAAGAAAAACAACTAGGGGGACGAATAATGCGGCTTATAGTTGGACAGCCTGAAATAGAGCCGGTAACGGTAGAAGAAGCAAAAGCACACCTGCGAGTGACAAGCGACGATGAAGACGAATATATCAAAAGTCTTATCGTAGCCGCTCGTGAATGGTGCGAAACGTATCAAGGGCGGTCGTGGATATCTAAGCCGGTTGAATATATTGTCGACTTTTGGCCGCGGTCCCCTATATTTTTACCACGACCGCCAATCTTAGGAATAACCGGCGTTGTATACGCAGATAGAGAAGGTGAGCATGAACTTCCTTTAACATTATTCCAGCTTGATGCCGTGGGACGCCTTCTCATTCTTCAACAACAGCCTTCAAGTGATGTTTTGTATACAAAAATATCATACGAAGCAGGATATGGAAGCGACGCATCGGTTGTTCCACAAAAGTTTAAGCAGGCGGTTCTTCTTTTAGTTGGTCATTGGTTTGAAAACAGGGAAGTAGTGTCTTCTAACTCAGTAAATGAAATTCCGTTTACAGTAGAAGCCCTTTTAAACCAGGAAAGGATAATGTTAGCGTGACTGAAATTGGCGAACTGCGAGATAAAATAAAAATATATCGAAAAAAACGAACTTCCGATGGAATGGGCGGCTGGAAAGAAGAAGAAGAACTTATTATGACGCCATTCGCACGTGTGGAAGCACCAAGGTCTAAAAGTGGTGTAATAGCTCAAAAAGACGCCGAAATACGTTCGCACGAAATACTTATTCGTTATTCTTCAGAAATAAAAATGGGCGATATAGTAGACTTCCTTGGTGAAAAACTGGCAGTTCAGGCTATTAGGTTTGACGCTAAAAGAAAATGGATGTATTTAGACTGCGTTCCGGAGCTGAAATAGCATGCCGATGACGATAGGCGTAAAAGGTGTAGAAGAAAATATAGCAGCTTTACGGCTTGTGAAAGACCAAGCAAAAGATAAAATAATAGAAGTTTTGCGTGAAGAAACACAAGAAGCCGTAGAAGATGCAAAAAACAGGGTTCCGGTGGACACTGGCGCTTTAAGGGATAGCATTAAACGAACAATATCTAAAAAGAAGCTTACCGCTACAATGTCCGCCGGCGGAAAAGTGAAAGGTGTAGATACTTATTACGCCTTCTTCGTAGAACACGGAACAAGAAAAATGCCTGCACGGCCGTTTCTTTACCCTGCCGCCAGGGCTCGTGAAGAAGCTATAGCCAAACGGCTAGGCGATGAAGTGTATGACCTTCTAAAGAAGGAAGTTGGCGGAAAATGAGCCATATTGCTATAATTCAAAATATTTATAACGCCCTTACTTCTAACGAAACTTTGATGAACAAAATAACAGGCGTTTTTGACTTTGTTCCTGAAGAAGAAAAGCCGCCGTATGTTGTGGTAGATACGCTTCAAAGCCTTGAAGGAACGCTTCTTGACGCTTCGGAACGTGAATGGGCTGTAGATGTGCATATATGGAGTGGCTACAGTGGGAAAAAGGAAGTTTTGGAAATTGCCGACATTATACAAAATACACTAAAGGACGAATGGTATTTTGAAGAATTAATGGTTATGCGTGATACATCAGGTTGGTTTCATGGTATTATAACAATTCGTGGATACGAAAGGGAGTGAAAAACGAATGGCACGTTTTGAAGGTAAAAAAGCAGTTTTAAAAATATCTGACGTAAGCGGTACACCAATACAGTTTGGTGAAGCAAGGTCCTATGACGTAGAAATTGAAGCAGGAACTATTGACACACCGGTACTTAGCACGGACTGGAAAACCTTTTTGCGTGGACAAAGAAGTTGGTCAGGGACGATACAGTGCTGGTATGACCCTGCAGATCCATCACAGGCGGAGTTAGAGAGTCGTATTGACCAAGGAGAAGATGTGCATTTGATCTTCTTTGACCTTGGTGAAGAAGTTGGAAAACCTAAAAAAAGTGGTAACGCCATAATAACCAGGGTTAGAACTAGCGTTGCGACGGAAGAAGCAGTTGGTTTAGAAATTTCTTTCCAAGGAAATGGACCTTTAGTAAGGGAAACCGTAACTGCGCAAGGATAATAGCTAAAAAAACTATAGAAAGCGGTGATGTGAATGAAACTGGGCGGAAAAGAAAGAAACTTTAGATATACTGTCAATTCGATAAGGCAGTTAATAAAAATGACAGGTAAAACGCCGTCAGAAGTGCTGTCTAACTTTGATGCAACTAACTTTGATGACAATGTAAAACTTATATGTTGTGCCCTTTTGTGGGAAAACCCTAAGCTCACGCCTGATATAGTCGGTGAGTGGCTGGAAGAAGATGACGGCTCATATACGCAAGCCGTAACAGAAGCTGTAAATGCGTTAATCTCTTCTTTCAATAAACAATTTAAGGTTGACATCAAAGGTGACGAAGAAGAAAAAAACTAACAATAAAGGGCTGGGAAGAATATTTAAACAATGCAGTTTTGACAATTCTTGGCCCTTTGAAGTTAAAACACGACGACTTGTGGAAGCTAACAATAGGCGAATATGAAGACTTATGTCATGCTTGGTCGTATGATAACTACTTAGAAAACCAAAAAATAGCACTTTTAGCAACTTGGCTTTTAAACGGTTCAGGAAATTTAAAATATCCAGTATACGTAGAAGATTTGGTAGGCAGATGGGTTGACGGCCAAGTTATGACAGAAAAAGAGTATAGGGAATATATAAAAAATAAAGTAGCAAGGCGAAAAGGTGGACAGTAATGGCTAAAAGTCGAAAAATAACTTATGTTTTTGGAGCCGACATATCCGAGCTGGAACGTGGCTGGAAGTGTATCGACTATAAGTTGAAAAACCTTAGTAATGATATACGCCGCCATGGAACGGCTTTGTCTAAAGCCTTTACTGTCCCACTAGCCGCCGTTGGCGGAGTTGCTGTAAAAGCAGCACTTGACGTAGATGAAGCATTAGATATTATTGCACGTGGTACGGGAGCACAAGGTGAAGCATTAAAAGGACTAGAACAAGAGTGGCGCAAATTAGCTA